GTTACTGTACTACTAGCAACGTTTGAAGGGCTCAAGCTAATAGGAGTATAATATGCCATATCACGCAGGAAAGAAAAAGCCAAAGAAAGGTAAAAAGAAAAAAACCATGGGAAAAGGCGGACTAACAGCAAAGCAAAAAAAGCTCCCTGCTGCTCTGCGTGCCGCCATTCTTAGAAAGAAGCGGGGTAAGAAATAATGCGTAAAAAAACTTATCAAGGTAAACGCGCTCCAAAAGGTTTTCATTTTATGGCTGGGGGCAAGCTTATGAAGGATAGTGCTCATGGCAAGAAAAAGACGAAAAAGCGCAGCAAAACCAAGAAACGTTCCTACTAACAAAAAGCTTTACGCCAGAACAAAGGCGAAGACGAAACGAAAGTTTGCGGTTTATCCGTCAGCTTACGCGAATGCTTACTTAGTAAGAGAGTATAAGAAAGCAGGAGGTAAATACCGTCGTGGCTAAAGCAGGTGGACTTAGTAAATGGTTTAAACAAAAGTGGGTAAACATTGGAGCACCGAAGAAAAACGGTAAGTTTCAAGCCTGTGGACGTTCTAAAGCAAAGAAAGGTAAAAAGGGATATCCTAAGTGTGTACCGCTTTCAAAAGCCAACAGTATGACCAAAGCTCAAATTAAGTCTGCTGTAAGACGTAAACGAGCAAAAGCTCAAGGCGTTAAGGGTAAGCCGACTAATGTCAGCACAATGGTAAGGCAACGCAAAAAGGGGAAAAAGAAATGAATTGCGAATGTGAGATATGTGAGTGTGCTCCCTGCAGGTGTGAATAATGGCAGGTACACAACACAACTGGATAGATGAAAACGGTAGATACTGTATTACATTTGATGGTGTAGGATTTTCTTTTGAAACAGAAGAGGAAGGAATAGCTTTTATTTTAGGAGAATCAGACGGTCAAGAGGGAGAGCCTCTTGATACTCGATAGGAGAGTTTAATGCCACGTAAAAAAGCAGTGCGTAAAAAAGATCCTCGTTTAAAGCGAGCTGGAGTGACAGGCTTTAATAAACCGAAGAGAACTCCGTCGCATAAAAAGAAAAGTCATATTGTAGTAGCCAAAGTTGGTTCAACGATAAAAACCATTCGTTTCGGACAAAAAGGAGCTAGTACCGCTGGAAAACCTAAGGCTGGAGAGTCCGCTGCAATGAAAGCAAAACGCAAAAGCTTTAAAGCTCGCCACGCAAAAAATATAGCAAAAGGAAAAATGTCCGCCGCTTATTGGGCTGACAAAGTAAAATGGTAGGAGAATATAATGAGTGAAGGAACAATTACTGTACCAACATGGGCTCTTCCAATTGGAGCAGCCATACTGTCTGTAGCCGTAGCATGGGGCGCAGCAAATGCTCGTGCAGATGCAACAGAAGCAGAGGTAGAAAGAATAGAGCGAGTAGTAGAAGAAACGGCACAAAGGGCCAATAGCAATGGTGAGCTAACAAAAGTAAATCAAGCTAAAATTGAAGCTATTGTATCTTCTTTATCTGACCAAGCTGAGACTGCAAAAGAGTCTGATGCAAAACTTCAGCAGTTAATAGAGATTATGCTGAAAGCGAACTAATGAACTATGTGGGCATATGCGCTGATAGTAATATTAGCATCAGGGGAAAATGCGCCTGTGCTCACTTACAAGTTCTTGGAACAATGTAGATATCAAGCCCAAGAGCTAACTCGTGGTTATAATAATTATAGTCCGGCAAAATCAGCAAAGTGCAACCCCATCGTAGTTGAAAAAGATGCAGAGCTTATAGATCTTGAATGGAACAAAGCAATTCTTGAGCTTGCTACAGAGAAATAAATGAAAAAACTAGAAATAAAAAGTAAATTCGCACAATATGATATAGATGGGGATGGGATAGTGACAGATGCTGAGTTAGCAAGAGCCTCCGAAATGGTAGAGCTTGAGTTACGTGAAGAAAAAGCACATTCTCAAAAACAAATGGCATGGATTGCGATACTCGCAATGTGTGCATACCCACTAATGTCCCTCGTAATTCCAGACAGTAAATTAGACACTTGGAGTTCTATGAGTGATATGATCTTTTTATCGCAGGCGTCCATAGTCGGTATGTACTTTGGAGCGCAAGCTTACATGGCAAGAAAATAAAATGGCAATTGAAATCAGTCGTGCTGATATTACAGGCGATTACTTGTTTGACTTACAATCTGAGACGCGCTTTCTTAAGCTTCCCATAGATCCATATTTGGAACTATTGAACGTCACACCACTACCATCCCAGGTAGCAATTATTAACGCAGTTAATAGTCCGAAGTATCGTTTTGTTTGCGCTGCAGTCTCCCGAAGGCAAGGCAAAACTTACATCGCTAACATCGTTGGCCAGGTAGTATCCTTAGTTCCTGGCTCCAACATCCTCATTATGTCTCCTAACTATGCGTTGTCTCAGATTTCTTTTGACTTACAAAGACAGTTAATAAAGCATTTTGAGCTGGAGGTTACGAAAGATAATGCAAAAGACAAAGTTATCGAACTATCTAACGGATCTACTATTAGAATGGGCTCTGTTAATCAAGTGGATTCTTGCGTCGGCCGCTCTTATGATCTTATCATATTCGACGAAGCTGCCCTTGCAGATGGTAGAGATGCTTTCAATGTAGCACTACGACCCACCTTGGACAAACCTAATTCAAAAGCCATATTTATTTCTACACCACGAGGACGCAATAATTGGTTTTCACAATTTTGGAATCGGGGACACTCTGATGAATTTCCAGAGTGGTGTTCTATAAAAGCTACTTATCGTGATAACCCACGAATGAGTGAAAGCGATGTATCAGAAGCACGAAAGTCGATGTCCGAAGCAGAATTTAGACAAGAATACGAAGCAGATTTTAATACCTATGAGGGACAAGTTTGGAACTTTAATTTTGAAACCTGCGTAGGTGACTTTACAGAACTTGACACTTCGAAGATGGATGTATTTGCAGGACTTGACGTAGGGTATAAAGACCCGACTGCTTTTTGTGTAATTGCATATGACTGGGACAATGAAAAGTTTTATCTTGTAGATGAGTATATGAATGCAGAAAGAACAACCGAACAGCATTCATTAGAGATACAAAAACTTATTGATAAGTGGGATATTGATTATATTTATATTGACTCCGCAGCTCAACAAACTCGATTTGACTTAGCACAAAATTATGGCATTAGTACTATTAATGCAAAAAAGTCTTTACTAGACGGTATTGGACATTTGGCAGGTATTGTAGATAATGAAAACTTATTAATAGACCAACACTGTGCTGAAAGTTTATATTCTATTGAAAGTTATCAATGGGATCCAAATCCAAATCTACTTAAAGAAAAACCAAAACACGATCGTTCGTCTCATATGGCAGATGCAATGAGATACGCACTATATTCCTTTATTACCTCAAACACCACATTCTAGAGATACCTTCTCAAAAATAGTATTTGACAATAGATCTTAAAGAAGATATAATTCTTTTAATAATATAGTTTTGGAACCACAATGCCCCAGTTAAAACGAGATATAGTAAAGTATGTACGAGATAAGGCAAAATCTCGGTATGAGAAAGGTCCCGCTTGCGAGATTTGCGATGCAAAAGCCCCTTTAGATTTTCATCACTTCTATAGTTTAACTCCTTTACTAAATCAGTGGATTACAAAAAATAAGCACAACCCCCAATATATACAAGCACTGAGAGATGACTTCATTATGGAGCATCAAGCAGAGCTTTATGAACATACTGCTACACTATGTCATATGCACCATTTAAAATTGCATTCAGTTTACGGCAAAGATCCCGCACTTGGAACAGCAAAGAAACAAATGCGATGGGTACAGATTCAGAGAGAAAAACATGGCATGGTATGATAAAATATTAGGACGTACCGAAAAACTGAATCCAGCTCAGTACTTGGACGGTGGTAAAATTGAAAGCTCTCGCGAACGTACAATTAATTACGAGAGAATGTACGAAGAGCTCGAAATAGTCAACCGTGGTGTAAATATGATAGTAGATGATGCTGCAGAAATACCTACAGCCGTCAGTCCTATTAACTCTTTTAAAGGTGTGACTACAGGTGTTAAGAGAGCAAAAGTAGACATACTTCTCAATCGCACGCCTAATCCTTTTCAGGATATAAATAGTTTTAAACGAAATATAATTACAGATTATTTAATAGACGGTAATATTTTTATATATTATGATGGTGCACATATTTACCATCTTCCTGCTGATAAAGTACGTATCCATGCAGACAAGGAGACCTACGTAGAAAAGTATAGTTTAAATGACGTAAACTATACACCTTCCGAGATAATTCACATAAAAGAAAATTCTTTTTATTCAATCTATCGAGGGGTATCTCGTCTCAAACCTGCACTAAGAACTATGCAGCTTATGATAGCCATGCGTACCTTTCAAGATAACTTCTTTCGAAATGGAGCAGTGCCAGGTTTAGTACTCAAATCCCCTAATACTTTATCAGATAAAATTAAAGAACGAATGATGCTTTCTTGGCAGCAAAGGTATCGCCCAGATGCAGGAGGAAGAAGACCTCTCATATTAGATGGCGGTATAGAATTAGATAGTCTATCAAACGCTAACTTTAAAGATCTAGATTTTCAAGCCTCTATAGCAGACAACGAAAAAATTATCTTAAAAGCATTAGGAATACCTCCTATTATGTTGGATTCTGGCAATAATGCAAATATACGTCCAAATATGAGACTGTATTACTTGGAGACAATTCTACCAATCGTACGTAAACTCAACTTTGGGCTTTCTAGATACTTTGGTTTTGATATTACAGAAGATATTGCTAATATACCTGCCTTACAGCCCGAACTACGTGATGCTTCAGCATATTATACTTCCTTAGTAAACGGCGGAATTATTACAGCAGCAGAAGCTAGAGAGCGTTTAGGTTTTGACGAAATTGAAGGAACTGCTGATATACGTATCCCTGCAAACATAGCAGGTTCAGCAGGAAATCCCAGTGAAGGCGGTAGACCCGTCGAAGGAGAAGAAGAAGAATGAGCAATAAAAAATTAAAACAATGTTTAAAGGCAGTGGGCAATTTTTTCGTGGCAGAACAAAAAGTGTATAGTGCCGCAGAATATAATGCTTTAGGTTGGACTGCTCCTGTATCCGCTTCTACTGTTACACGAATGTTTGGTAACTATGAAAAAATGATACTAGGATTAAAGCAAACCCCACCATATTCTGAACAAATAGCTGGCATACTTAAAGCTAAGCCTGCTGTTAGACCAGCAGTAAAAAAGGAAAAGTAGATGGAAAAGATATTTAACTTGACTTCTACCTTTAAGACCCATGCTGAAGAAGATGGATCAGTTCTGATTCGTGGTATGGCAAGTACTGTTGACTTTGATCGCGCGGGTGACTCTATATCAGCAGAAGCTTGGCAAAAAGGTGGTATGGCAAACTTTGAAAAGAATCCTATTATTCTTTTTAATCATGACTATGACAAACCCATTGGAAGAGCTACAGGATTAAAAGCTGGACCAAATGGTTTGGAAATGGAAGCAAAGATTAGTAAG